ATCACGCAGGCAAGACCGTCTGATGGTCTCACCGCTTCGCTCAACGCACGTCACCGCCCATGGCGGCGTGACAAGGTCCGAGGCCGAGGAGGCTGTGCGGACCTTGCTGCGTTGGGCGGGGGATGACCCAGCGCGCACCGGCTTGACCGAGACACCTGCTCGTGTCGTTCGCTCCTACGAGGAGTTCTTTCGTGGCTACGATGAGGACCCGAGAGAGCACCTCAATAAGACCTTCGATGATGTCGAAGGCTACGACGAGATCGTTCTGCTGCGGAACATCCAGTTCGAGAGCTACTGCGAGCATCACCTTGTTCCGATTCTCGGTGTTGCCCACGTTGGCTACTTGCCTAAGAATCGCGTTGTCGGCCTGTCGAAGATCGCTCGCGTGGTCGATGGCTACGCAAAGCGTCTCCAGATCCAAGAGGCTCTGACCAAGCAGATTGCAAATGCCATAAACGAGGTTCTAGAACCTCAGGGTGTGTGCGTTGTGATCGAGGCCGAGCACGAGTGCATGTCGACTCGCGGTGTAGGCAAACGGGGCGTACTAACGACCACCTCCTGCATGCTTGGCGCATTCCGCGAAAGTGGCCCAGCCAGGGCTGAGGTGATGGCTCTGATCCTCGGTAGTCGTGGACGTTGATTATGCGCCGATCCAGATGTAGGCTTCCTCTATGAGGCGTCCAGAATACCTACGGCTACCGGGCATCTCGACTCGCGACCCCAACTTCTACGAAGGCGCAGACTACAGCGACCGAGATCGCTTCGCGCAGCCAGTGAAGGATGGCAAGATGGAGCCGCTGCTTGATCGCTCAGGTACAGCGATGGGCAGCGAGCAGCCCGCCGACGAGATTCCGTCCGGCGTCAACCCCAGCCCGTTCAAGATCGGAGGCATCTGATCATGCCGCAGAAGTCCCCAAGCAATCTTCGCAGCCCGCGCAACCGCGCGCTCGAGATCGGCACCAAGCCCGTTGGCTTCATCGAGAACGCTGCTGGGCCGTACGATCCGCAAGCCGGTACCCCAGCCGATGCGGCAGGTGGTCACTACCACCACGAGGGTGGGGTTCCGGATCCCGGCCCGCCCATCAACCCGAGTCCATTCAAGCTCGGCCAGTAGTCAACGATCACGAACAACCCATCAGGAGCACGACGATGAGCACCCCGAATGACGAACTGGTCGCTGGCGTTGGCCAAGGTCAGGCCACCCCGCAAGCAACCGACAAGTACGATCAGCAGCACGGTACGTATCAGAGGAACGTTCCTCTGGGCGTGCATCTGCCGAATGAATCTCCGGCCGGAACCGATCCGAGTCCGTTCCGCGTTGGCTCCACGAAGTAACGGACCTCGGTGCCGACCGACAAGTTCCAGTTCCAAGCCTCGTGGAGCACGACTCCGCAGGACGGAGGCATGCTCCGTTCTGGAGCCGTGCCCGTTGGCCCGACTCCGATCAACGAGGTCGTCACCCTCGACGAGAAGAACCTCGATCAGTACACCCTCACGGCGGATGCGGCCCAGGCCGTCTCGTTCGGTGGGGTGACCAACGCCCACGTGGTTATTGTCTCGGCTGATCGCCCTATAACAGTACGACTGACGTCTGCTGCGGGGGCAGTTCAAGCCATTCCAGTCGATGACCAGATTGTCATCATCAGCCGCACTTCTCCCTTCACAGCCATCACGCTGACTCGAACGCCCGCGACGTTGACCAACGTCAACGTATTTCTAGGAGAGAAGGCATAGCGCCGGATCTCGACCTGTAGTAACAACCCACTCCAACAGGAGATCGCACTATGACCCTATCTGTCGCCACAACGATCCAGTCCGCGCTCAACGCGGCTGACCCGAACAAGCTCGCCGACCTCTTCCGCTTGATGAAGGTCGGCAACATGCTCGCGCCTCTCAAGCGCGTGTTCACCGGCCTCACGGCCTCGGCGACGATGGATCTCACGCTCATCGACGGCACTGGCGAGACTGTTGGCGCCGCCAACGTGAACCGCCTCGCGCTGCTTGGTCTCCTCTACCTGCGCGTCGATGCGTCCGGTACGGCTGCCTCGCTGGGCAACTATATCGTAGGCCCCCCGACCTCGACGCTCCTCATCCCGCCTGGTGGCGCGAACGTCGCGGTCGGTGTCGCCCGTATCAGTGACGACGGCAAGACGATCACGTTCCCGAACACGATCACCGGCTTCACGATCGCCTACGCTCCTCGCTCGTTCACGGACGTCACCGTCGTCAATGCGGCGCTGGATGGCGCACCGTAAGTTCTGGGCAGCTCGCTGTGTTAGGCGAGATACCGCTCGCGCCGGGCGACGGCCCAAGGAACCCGGCATCACTTCACCCAGCCCACGCAACCCTCAACTAGCAGGCGCCGACACTCACGCCTACGACGGCGGTAAACAGTCGGTGAATAAAAAAGAAGCGCCATGCCAGACGAAGAGATCGATCCAGTCCCCAAGGTAGAAGACCCCAAGGTAGCCAACCAGCCGACCGAGACTCTGACGCCTCCAGCGCCAGCGATCGAGGAGCCAAAGGATGGCGAAGGAAAGGTTCTCCAGGTCAAGCACAGCGACTTCAAGAAGATCAAGGAAGAGGCCCGAGAGAAGGGTCGCCGCGAGGCGACCGCTGAGCTCGAAGACCTCGCTTTGAAAGCTGGATGGAGCTCTCTCGAAGAGTTCTTCCAGTCCCAGAAGAAGACGCTCGCGCCGAAACCCGCTGCACCAATTCCCCCCAAGGAGGTCACCGTCATGCCGAAGCAACCCGATCCGAAAGCCCAAGTCGCCAAGCCCGCAGCCGCTGCAACCGAGAACGCTCGTGTTGCCGAGGAGCGGGGGAAGATGCGCAAGCAGTGGCGTCGCGAGGAGAAACTCCGCCGCGATGTCCAGCGACAGCTCGACGCCAAAGAAGCCGAGATGGCTCTCCGCGAGGAGATGTACCGCCTCGGTGTCACGGACGTCGACTATGGTCTCCAGCTTCTGACCCGCGAGCTTCGCGGCAAGTCGGAGGAAGAGATCGCGGCCTTCGATCGCAAGGTGTTCTTCGATGGCGTCCGCAAGGACCGGCCCTATCTCTTCGGCGAGAGGGTGCAGCCAGCCACGACCGGGACCAACGGTGCGAAGCCAGACGGATCAGATCCGAAGGCGCCCCCAGCCGGGGTTCAGGCCGTGGCAGCGGCTCAAGCCGCACAGTTCGACGCGAAGTCGGCAACCCCCATTCAGGTCCAGGACCGTCTCAGAGCCCTTGGCCTAAACCCCCATGTATGAGAAGCTTCCGTCAACCACAGCGTTGACGTAATCAGCAGGAGAAGACGATGCCCGATTTTTCAACTATCGCACAGGCCCCGGAGATCCGGGCGATCGTCCAAGACGGACTTCTCGAGCGCGCGTTCCACGACGCGCTCTTTCCCCGCATGTTGTTCCGTGGCGAGGCGATGCCTCAGCTATGGCCGAACAACGTCGGCGACAGCATGGTCTTCACTGGCGTCGGGCTCGTGGCGCCGAAGCTGCGTCCCGTGACCCCCGGCTCGGATCCGCTGCCGTCGACCTACCAGGTCGAGCAGTGGGACTCGACGCTTCAGCAGTACGCGGACACGATCGACACCCACATGCCGACGAGCATCGTGGCGATCGCCAACCTCATGCTGCGCAACGCTCAACAGCTCGGCCTCGGCTCGGGGCAGACGATGAACCGCATCGTCCGTGATCGTCTCTACAACGCCGGTATGGCCGGCTCGACCGTTGCTGATGGTGCGCAGGGTCCGACGACCACGCTTCGCGTGAAGCGGCTCAACGGCTTCACCAAGGCGCGCCGTCCGGACCTCGCTGCTGGCTCGGCGGTTCGGTTCACCACGGTGACAACCTCGAACCCGCTCCTGATCACCACGGGCACTGCCCTGACCGCGAACACGGTCGTCGGCTTCCTGCCTGACAACGCTGGTGACGAGACCGGGCCGGGCGTGCTCACGCTCGGCAGCAACGCCACGGTCGCCGACCGTGAACCAGTCCTCTCGCTCGACCGCACGTTCAACGTGTACGTCGGCGGCGGCAACCGCGTCGATGACATCGGCTCGACCGACATCATGACGCTCGCTGCGATCCGCACGGCAGTCGCTCGCTTCTGGCAGGAGAACGTGCCGGAGATGCCCGACGGTCGCTTCCACATGCACATGGACCCGACGGCTCAGGGCCAGGTGTTCTCGGACCCCGAGTTCCAGCGCCTGCTGACCTCGCTGCCCGACTACTTCATGTATAAGCAGTTCGCGCTCGGCGAGATCCTTGGCACGGTCGTGTTCCGGAACTCGGAGTGCCCGCTGCCCGAGACCGTCTTCCCGAAGGACGGCGTCACGTTCTCGCTCGACGATCCGTACGCTGGCGAGTTCTTCTCGAACGGTGTGGCAGCGACCGGCACGCCGATCCATCGTACGCTCCTGACCGCGCAGGGCGCGATCTATGAGTACTACCAGGATCTCGGCGCGCTGATCACCGAAGCTGGTGTCACTGGCAAGGTCGGCTCGGCTTCGATCAACAACAACGGAATCGAAGTCAACACTGACCGCGTGCAGCTCATCATCCGCTCGCCGCTCAACCGCTTGCAGGACCTCGTGTCCACGAGCTGGAAGTTCATCGGCGACTGGCCGATTCGCACCGACGTGACCACTGGCGACGCCGCACGCTTCAAGCGTATGGTGACGATCGTCTCTGGTCAGTAGGTCGTCGTCCAGCCACGCCACCCGGCGTGCTACCTTGAAGGGGCGCCCCGGAAGTGGCGCCCCTTTTCCTTAGGAGCTCAACATGGCGCAGAAGACCAAGTACGATCCGTTGGAGGCTGCCAAGGTCACTGACAAGACCAAGGCCAAGGACGAGGTCTCAGCCACCCGCACAGACTGGGACACCACCGACACCGAGGCTCCTCCGCCTCCAGTGGCTGCTCCAGTCGTGCAGCTCCAAGCCACACCAGCGACCATGCCGACAAAGGTAACGTTCGAGGTGGTCGAAGCCAAGCTGATCTCCCTCGGCGCGAACGGCATGCACCGCTTCAAGGCTGGCGACCGGCTCGATCCAGCCGGCTATGGCGGCGAGGAGAGGCTTCATCGTCTCGGTCTCAACCTTCGGCGGATCGAGGAGTAAGTGTTCGACTCGCGGGAACGGGAACGCATCCGCTACCACATGGGCTACCTAAGCGTAGCCCCGGCGGCGTCGATCACGTTCGGCATCCCGGTCCCGATCCAGACGTTGTTCTTGATCGAACTCTCGATGGACAATGTCCTCCCCGATGCGGAGGATCGCGTCCGCAAGTTTCTGACCATCCTCGACGACATCGAGTGTCGGATGATCGACGGACAGACCTACCTTGTTGCGACTCGTATGGACGAGATCGAAGTCCGCCCGGACCACATCGACAAGCTGGAAGATGAGTACAGCCGGTGGGCGGCGCGCATGGCCGACGAGCTCGGCGCTCCGCTCTACCCAGGTTCGTACAAGTTCCGCAGGATGTTCCAAGCAACAGGAGCTGGATCGATTCCAGTTAAGAACGGCTGATCATGGCTGACGACTGCGGGCAACCAAAGACGAAGGTAGACGGGTTCACCGTTGCTACCCCCGGCTTGCTCAAGTCGTCACTTGCACAGAAGCTCGTTCCTGTCGCCGACAAGATCCGCGACCTTTACACTGTCTTCGGCGCTCGGCCGTACCGCATCCGGCTCGTCCGTACGCGCTGGGTTGGTGGCCGTCGAGGTGTTGGTGTCGAGACCGTAATCTACACGATGGAGATCGTCCCAACACCCAAGGTCATTGACCTCAACACGTTGTCGGAGATGGTCACGCCAGTCGGCACGTCTGAGATCGGACTCGTCCAGCTTCAACAAGTCTCAGGTCGATACACAGAAGACATGCTCCTCGGCGTCGATGCCGATGGCAACCATGTCGGAGAAGCAGACGATCTCTATTATGAGATCGAGTTCTTTCGACGCGATGGTCAGGAGTCGATCAAGCGCAGATTCGCTCTTGCGACCGCCCCCTACTATCACGCAACGAAGTTCCAGTGGAACATCACACTCGACAGCCAGGTCGAGAAGCGTCGTCGAGATGGGAGGCCGCGCCCATGATCTCGAAACCGATGACGTTGAAGGAGTTCAGCTCCTACCTAGTCAAGCTCCCCAAGAATCTCGACAAGGAGATCACGAAGGGCATCCAGATCGGCGCGAAGCGCGCGGTTGGTGTTGCCATTCGCGCTGGCGACAAGGCGCCGCCTGCCTCCGACCACGGCAAGCAAGGCGCGTTCAACACCGGCGCATACCGACGCGGATGGCGCTCGGAGAACACCACCGATGGGGCGATCATCGCCAACCATGTTCCATACGCTGATGTGATCGAAGGTGGTCGGCACGCTGGTGCGAAAGCGCCGCCACAAAAGGCGCTCATTCCCTGGATCCAGAAGAAGCTCGGCCTCTCGGCGAAGGAAGCCAAAATGGCTGCGTTTCCGATTGCTCGCGCCATCGCTCGCCGAGGTCTGAAGGCTCGGAACGTTCTTGCTGATGCCTCGCCGATGATCATCAAAGTCGTGCTGGACGAAGTCAAGCAGGCTGTGGCGAAGGCGCTACGGGGTGGCAAGTGAGCGCGGATTGCGGACCAAATCCAGCGCCAATCGAGCCGACCAACCCACCTGCGCTGCCAGCAGCTCCAGGTTCGACTCGCCTCGTCATCGAGCTGAGCACTCCAGTTGTGCGTACGTCTCGGCAGGAGACTGATGCGGTCGGGGCCATGCGTCGAGGGCTCAAAGAGTACCTCGAACAACAGCAGAAGGACGTGGCAGGTGTTCTGATCCGCTTCGAGGAAGTCTTCGAGGAGTGGGCCACGTCTGAAGATGCCGGCATCCGCTATCCATCTGCTGCGGTTCTCCTGGCTGACGGGACTGTAACTTTTGACGCCAGCGATTTCTCCCCGAGGATCTTCCCCGAGGATCAGCTACCTGATGGTCGCTACATTATCAAGACGAGCGAGGCGACGACGGAGTTTCTGATCGAGATCCACACCTCAAGTGCTGGCGAACGTGGTTCGATCGCCATGCTTATGGAGGAGTCCCTCAATCCGGTAGACTTCATGTATGGGTTCTACTTGGAGCTCCCCCACTACTTCGGCCAGTGGGCCCATTTCCAGCTCCTCGCGTCTGAAGCGATCGACGACCCGACCACCATCCGTCACGGCTTGCGCCCCATCAAGATGCGACTCGTTGGCAACGTCTCCGTGGTCCGGCCTCGTGGCCTACCGATCGCTCAACCAAAGTTCGAGGCGGACATCCAAGAGTCCGGCCAAGCGTTCACCCTCCCAATCGGTGCGTCTGTCGTATCGCAAGGGAACCTAGAATGATAGTGTCTGCACCCGACCTAAGGAGGCCAATGTGAGCGGCTTCGTTCGTAGATTCACCAGCACGCCCTCAGTCGACGTCATCACGGCGATCGAGGGAATCAACATCATCGATCTACCTCCTCCGAGCCCGCCTCAAGGAGTCTCGACCAACGTCGCGTGCCTTGTCGGCGAGTTCGCGGACATGACCTACGGGGTCGCTGTCGACAGCGCGGGCGCGATCACGACATTCGGGAATCCCATCGAGATCTTCTCGGGCGCGGACCTGCTGAACAAGCTCGGCGGTTTCGACTCGACGATCGGCCAGTTCGGCGTTGCCTGCGGCAACGGGTACGTCGAGCTACGCAACAAGACGTTCGGTCGTCTTGTCGTGGTGCCCGTCAACCTGGCGAGCGCATCAGGCATCCGCATGTGGCGCCAGCTCCCTACGAACAAGTCCGCGACCGATCCGACGCCTGTGGTCCCGGTCTCGGCTGCGACGGTTCCTGCTGCGTACCTCCTCAAGGACGGGACGCAGGCGCTGGAGCGGATGAAGGTCGGCAGGGCCGTTCAGTTCACGGCACTAGTGAACTACCTGGGCGGTACCGACGGCAGCGTAACGAACGCCGCGCCTTCTGCAACACAGACCTTCACGTCGGCTGGCGGCGGCTTCACGACCGTACTTCGCCCCGACGGCAAGATCGGTGTGCAGGTTGGCGACATCCTCGTCACTGGTGTGATCGGACTGACTGGGCCCCAGCTCGACGACGCACGTACGACACGGGTCGTATCGATCACCTCAGACACAGTCCTCGTCGTCCAGTCGCTGGACGCGACGGTCGCCGCGTGGACCACGACCAGCGCAGTCATCGTGTGGCGTCTCCACCCAGCGTCGACTGCCGACTCGTATGGCGACGGTGCTGGATCTCTCATGTCGGCGCAGGGATCATTCACAGTCCCTGTTCGCCCAACCACCAACGATGCCGGCACGGGCGCGAGCGGCACCGACGGCACGTGGCCAACTGGAACGTCATTGCTTCCGGTGATCGCGCCGCCTGCCCTGACGGCCACGAGCGCTGATCCTCTTTCAGGTCTTGCCGGCAAAGTCGGCCCGACGGTGGCTGTCGCATACACCGCAGCGGTGCAACGTCCGAACGCTCCGAACATCACTGCGATCGACACGCTGTACACCAACGCGATGGCGTCGCTGCTCAACGATGGCGTTCCGGAGACCGAGGTCACGCACGTGTGGTGTGCTCGTAAGAGCTCGACCATCCGGTCTCAGCTCCTGCTCCTCGCCACCAACAGGTCGGCTCGTGGTGCGGGCTTGACTGCTTCGATCTCGCCCGAGCTCGGGCAGTCCTTGACGACCTCGCTCACCACTGTCACTGGATCGGCTGATCCCGGTGTCGGCGCGAACCGTGACGAGCGGGTGTTCTACTCGTGGCCTCCGGTCATCACGCTGGTGCCCGAGGCCGTCAACATCCCGATCAATGGTGCGGACGGTTCTGTCGTTCTCGATGGAACGCTCGACACGACTGGCGACGGCTGGCTGGCTTCGATCCTGTCGAACCTCGCTCCGGAGCGAAACCCAGGGGAGTCGACAAGCACCACGCAGACCGTGCTCAAGCCGTGCCTCGGGACTGGGCGGCAGATCCCGTTCCTCGACATCAATGCCTGGACGCTCATGCGTCTTCGCGGGATCGCAGGCATCAGGTTCGACAAGACGACCGGACCGGAGTTCCAGTCTGGCGTTACGACCTCGCTGAACAACGGGCAGAAGAACATCAACCGTCGCAAGATGGCGGACTACATCGAGGACTCGCTCGCGCAGGCCCTCAAGCCGTTCTGCAAGCTGCCCTTCTCGAACGAGACCCAAGACGGTGCCATCGCGCAATGCACTGACTTCCTCGATCTTCTGTTGTCGGCAGACAATGCTTCGTTCCAGAGGATCTCCGGTTACCAACTCGATCCGAAGTCAGGCAACACACCGGCCTTGACGGCGCGTGGCGTATTCGTGATCATCGTCCGCGTCCGAACCCTCGCCACAGCGGACTTCATCGTCCTCCAATGCGAGATCGGCGAGGGCGTGGTCGTCACCGGCCAGGTGGGTGGGTAAGTCATGAACACCTCCTTGGGAGATGCTTCCAAAGGCGTGGCCTACGGCGCCTCGGCGGAGATCACGTTCGACATGCAGCCTGAGACGCAGTACCAGATCTCAGCTTCGACGAATGCGTGGTTGCTGGTGGGTGCGACAGGCGCCACGGCAGTCAAGCAGGGTGCGGGATGCCACCCATTGTACGCCGGCATCCCAGTGCTCGTAGCTGCTCACGGCAAGGCCGTGCGGTGCATCATCGTCCAAGACACGGTGGCTGGATGGGCGCACCTTTCTGAGGTAGCCGACGTCCCTTGACGGTGGCCCTGGCTTTGGTAGTGTAGACGTATCCCCGCCTTGACGAGGGCGGTCGCTTCACCGCATCACACGCGGGATAGGGCGAGCGGGCTCACCAACAGGTGGCCCTCTCGCCTTTTTCCGTTTCACAGAGGAGCACGCAGATGGCGTCAGCAGCACCGAGAATCAAAGGCCAAGAGGTCCAGCTTCTGGTTGTCGAGAACAATCAACCGCTGACGACCATGGCTGACATCCGTTCGTTCGAGTCCGAGGAGATGTTGGAGATCATTCGCGAGGGCTACCTCGGTGAGACCACTGACCGCCGAGACATGGTCTACCGTGGCTTCTCGGGCCGCATGGAGCTCCATCTCGAGAACTCGGCCTACCTCCAGTTCCGCCAGCGCATGGTCGACAAGGCCCGTCGCCGCACGACCGGCACGCGCGTCAACATCAAGGCGACCCTCAACTTCCCGGGCGGGGACCGCATCCGGATCCTGCTCAAGGATGTCTCGTTCGGCGCCATGCCTCTCACGGTTGGCAACCGGACCGAGTACGTCACGGTCTCCCTCACGTTCGAGGGTGAAGCAACGCAGATCATGTAGTGGAAGGATTGAGCTATGGAACAGGTACAGAGACAGCATCAAGAGCAGCAAGCCAAGCGGCCGATCTACGTCTTCGATCTCCCGCCAGAGATCCAGGCACTCGACGACCAGTACATCAAGAAGTCGGTCGGGCTGGTCAAGCTCACGATGCGCGAGGAACTCAACGCGCTCGATCTCGCTGGTGGTAGCGCAGCCAAGGCTGGCTATTACATGGTGATGGCCGCGCTCGTCGAGATCGATGGTCGGTTGCTCAACAAGGGAGAGGCTGAGGACGAGACGATCCTCAACTCCACCGACCCGGCAATTCGCTCCCTCATCGTCGAAGCTCAGACCGATCTGACGGGCACGACCAAGGAGTCCTCGAAAAGTTTTCTGGCGAGCCGCAAAGTCAAGATCGGGTAAGCGGCTCCCCGAAGTATCCGGTCGCGATTGTGAGTCTCGCTGCCCTGATCGAAAGTATGGGTGGGGTAGAAGAGTACGAGAACGAGATCTGGAAGATGATCGCATTCGCTTCACGTTACGGACACCAACCGCTTGTCAGCTTGACTGGCGAAGTAACGATTGCTCGCGTGTCACGTTTTTGTAAGGCGTTGAGCTTTTGGCTTGAGGCTGAGAACCGTAACGGCTCGTCGATGTCCAACTCGCTAGCGGAGGGAGGGGGTTAGCTGTGTCTGAAGAACACCCAGTACACATCCCGTTCCATGCCAAGGATCACGCCTCTGGTGTCATCGGTAAGATCACGCACCATGTCGGCGAGCTCGGCCACAAGGTTGACGAATCGATCCACAAGCTGACAGAGATGGGTGGCGCTATTGCCGGTATCGGCGGCGCGCTTGGCTTTGAGCGGATGGTGGAGCAGGGCAAGGAGTCGCTCGAGTCGCTCAGCAAAATGGCCAAGCTGACAGGCACGTCAGCACAGAACGTTGCCGCACTCCGAGACACATTCGAGCAGTCTGGCCTCAGCGCTGAGGCCATGGCCTCGACGATCACACGGCTAGGCAAGAACTCTCTAAAGCTCGAAGAGGGGGGCAAGCAGATCGCTGCTGAGGCGAAGCGTTGGGGCATCAACCTCAAAGAAGGTCCGGTCAAAGCGATCGAGACAATGTCCGAGGCGGTCAAGAAGCACCGCATAGGTGAGGCTGAGGTTCAGAAGCTGACTGGCATGTCCCGAGAGAACCTCGGCGGCATGATGGAGCTCCTCGAACAAGGGCCCGAAGAACTAGGCAAGACGATCGAGGAGGCGAAGCGCCTCAATGTTCATCTCGCAGATCCAGCCGCGCTTGCCAACTTCAAGAAGTTCCACGAAGCGAGCGTCAAGATCCACGAGGCATTCCGGAGGATCTCCGAGAAGGTCATCATTGCATTAGCACCGGCCCTCTCGCACATGTCTGAGAAGTTCTCGCGCTGGATCGACACGATCGACGTCAAGAAGTTCATCAACCCGTTGGTCCACGGAATGGAGCTCGTGGTCAAGCACGCATCTATGCTTGGCAAGATCATGCTTGCGAACTCCATCTTGATGAAGACCACCGGAAGCGGTCTTCTGGGTGGCGGCATGGGCGCTGTCAAAGGGATTTACGGACTCGGTGCGCGTCTCGGTGGTGCTGGGGCTGCTTCTGGCTTGCCCGGCTTGATGGGGCGCATGGCTGGTGGTGGCGGCATCTTGAAGATGCTCGGTCCGCTTGGAACTGTCCTCACGATGGTCATGCGCGTCGTAGGTGGGCTGACAGGCGTTGGTCTCGTCGCCGCAGCGATCTACCTAGTGATCAAGCACTTTGATGTTCTCAAAGAAAAGCTTGGCGGCATGGTGTCGTCGATATGGGGGCATGTTCAAAAGTTGGGCGAAGCGCTCGGCCGACTGCTCTCTGCTGATGCACCTATCGGTAGGTTTGTGCGTTGGGTCGGAGACAAGATGATCGGCTACATCAAGTTCATTGGTGGCATCTTCGACTCGATCATTCAAGCTCTGACAAGCTTTATCGACTGGCTAGACTCGCAGCTTCCTGGTTACGAGGGACGAGTCCGGGCTAGAAATGTTGCGAGCGCGCAAGCTGCTGCCGACGAGAACGAGGCGAAGATCAGCGCGGCGCAGAAAACGCAGAAGGCTTTCGAGAAGCTTGGTGGTGACAAAGCCATCAATGCGATGCAGGCCGGCATCATGAAGGTCACAACGATCGGCAAAGGGCCGCACCGGAAGCAAGTCGTTGAGTTCGTAGACGTGAAGGCTGAGAGGGTCACGGAGCAGCAACGAGCCCTCTACGAGGCGTGGAAGAACATGCTAGTGGCCCGGGGCCTGGGTGGGGCTGAGCAGCTTCTTGGCAAGGAGCGGTTCGCGACAATGGAGCGGGCTTACGGTGCGAAGGCGCCTGGTGAAGAAGAAGCCCCCAAGGGACAGGTCTATCAGGACTTCAGGAACTCCCGCTTCGACATCACGCAGAAGTTCGCAGAGGGTTTCGATCCTGATCGTATCGCTGTCGGGTTTGCGAACGACATCGCAAGCCTCGGCGAGAAGAAGCTTTCGTCTGGGTTCACTCCTCTGGGGTCTATCAGGTAAGCGATGCCGGATATCGAGGACTATAACCAGCTTGCTACATCGTTCGCGATCATCGAACGAACGGGAGACAAGCGCGCTGTAGTCCTTCGTGGGCGAGCTCTGCCGTATCGACCGTTCTCGTTGTCGGGCACGCAGCGGAACTCGATCGAGTGGTACCCGGGCAATCCGATTGGCGTGCTCCAGGTGTACGGCGCGAAGGAAGAAGAGACCACGATCCAGGGCTACTGGAAGGACATCTTCCTCGGCGAGGGCGGCAACGGCATCCCGTCGTACGCACAGCTCAACGGTGCGCCGCTCCTCACCGCCATCGACCTTGCCGGCACCATCGACGACATTCGTCGCAAAGGTCAAGAGATCGTTGTCACGTGGCTAAACCACACTCGGTATGGGATCATTGATCGCTTCACGCAGAAGTGGCACACGGGTCACGACGTGGAGTGGGAGATCTCGTTCGCGTGGATCTCGCAAGAGGACATCAAGCTCAACGTCGATGTCCCATTCGTCACGCCAAACAACTACGATCTAATGTCGCTGCCGAGCTTGATTCAAGATCTACTCAACAATCTGACTGAGCCAAGTCAGCGACTGAAGGACGCGGGCGTGACCACTGGCGGCAGATCGGAAGAGCACACGTCTGAACTCCAGTCACTGAGCTAGATCTC